CACTAATACTCAAGCAGTTCAATTAGACACTGCAGCAGCTACTGCAAACTTTACAGTTAATTTAAGAGGTGATGGTTCAAACTCTTTAGATGCTTCTATGGACGTTGGTGAATCAATCACAGTTGCATATATTTCAAAACAAAATGCAACAGCTTATTACAATACTACAGTTCAAGTAGATGGAACAGGCGTAACTCCAGTATGGCAAGGCGGAAGCGCACCAACTGGTGGTAACGTTTCATCAAATGATGTTTACACATACACTGCAATTAAAACAGCAGCTTCTACTTTTACAGTATTAGCAGCGCAAACGCAGTTTGCATAATAGGAGGATTATAGAAAGATGCCAATTTTAGGTTCAAGAGCTGGCGGATCTGTAAAAGGATTTGGTCTTACGTCTGCAGGTAAAGCACCTGTATTTTTAGATTATTTAGTTGTAGCAGGCGGTGGCGGCGGCGCTGGCGGTGGCGGCGGCGCTGGAGGATACAGAACTTCTTTTCCTGGAGGAACTAAAATAGAAGTTGCTGGAGGAAAAAGTATTCCAATTACAGTTGGTTCTGGAGGAACAGGTCTTCCTGCACCACCTAGACCCGCAGATAGAGCAGGTTCTGGACAAGATTCTATATTTGAAACTATAACTTCTGCTGGAGGAGGCGGTGGCGGAAATTGTGGTCAACCTGCACCTTCTAACATAAGACAAGGAGCACAAGGAGGATCTGGCGGAGGAGGAAGCGCTGGAGTACTTAGTTGTCCTTTAAATGCAGGCGGATCAGGAAATGTACCTCCAACTTCACCTCCTCAAGGTAATAATGGTGGAAACGGAACTGGTGGTACTGGACAATATTCTGCGGCTGGCGGCGGCGGAGGAGGAGCTTGTGCTGCTGGTGGACCAGCGCAACAAACTTATAATGCATCTACTGGAGGACAAGGTGGAGCAGGTTTAGCTAATTCAATTACTGGATCGCCCGTAGCTCGTGGTGGCGGTGGCGGCGGTGGCGGATGCCCTGCTGGATCAAAAGGCCAAGGTGGACTTGGTGGTGGCGGAGACGGAACTAATATTTCGCAGCTAGAAGCACAATCAGGACAAGCAAACACAGGCGGTGGAGGAGGAGCTTATTATGGTAATACTGGTGGACAAGGTGGTTCAGGTATAGTAATTTTAAGAGCACCATCTACAGCAACTGTTACAGTTGCTCCTGGTACAAACACAGTTACAACATCTCCAGCACCTGATGGATCGGCTCAAATTGCAACTTTTACAGTTAGCGGAACACTTACGGTGGAGGATTAATATGGCAGCTAATTTTGCAGAAATAGATAAAAACGGAATAGTATTAAAAGTAGTAGAGGCTTGTCCAATAGATGTTGCTAATAATGGAGGAGAGCAATCTGAACAAGCAGCAGAATTTTTTAAAAAAACAAAATCTTTATCACCTTTAGGTGTTAAATGGGTGCAAACAAGTTATGAAGGATTATTTAGAAATAAATATGCAGCAGTTGGAGATATTTATGATTCAAATACAGATAGATTTATATCCCCACAACCTTTTGCTTCTTGGACTTTAGGAGAAAATGGAAGCTGGGATCCACCTGTACCACATCCTAACACAACTGCTGAAAATGGCAGAATCCACACATATACTTGGAACGAAGACACCCAACAATGGATATTTGTTGAATAGTAACTATTGATTTTTAATCAATAAGTAATTATAATTCAACATAGAATGTTATTAGAATATAATTATTATTATTTTCAAAAAGTTTTAACACCTAGATTTTGTAATCAAGTTAAAAATTTTGCATATTCAAAAATACAGCAACTTGCTAAAATTGGTGGAAACAAAGACAAGTTATCTGTTAAAGATATTCAAAAAATAAGAAATTCAAATATTGTTTGGTTAGATGATGATTGGATTTATAAAGAAATACATCCATATATTATGGATGCAAATAAATCAGCTGGTTGGAATTTTGATATTGATTTTACAGAAGCGTGTCAATTTACAATTTATAAAAAAAATCAACATTATTCTTGGCACGCAGATAGTTGGGACAAACCTTATGAAACAAAAGATATCACAAATGGTAAAATTAGAAAATTATCTGTTACGTGCTCACTTTCTTCTCCTGAAGAATATAAAGGTGGAGAATTAGAATTTTTTGTTTCAAATCCAAACAAAAATAAAATACATAAATGTAAAGAAATATATCCACAGGGATCTTTAGTTGTATTTCCAAGTCATTTATATCATAGAGTAAAACCAGTAACGAAAGGAACAAGGCATAGCTTAGTATTATGGAATCTAGGTTATCCATTTAAATAATATGAAAAATAATTTTTCTTATATTGGGTATTTTAATACTCCTATTTATACTTTACACATCCCAGAGTGGGTAAAAGATTTAAATAAAGCTTCTGATAAATTTATTTTAGAAGCTAAAAAAAGAGATAAAAAAATTATAAAAGATACAGAAAAAAAACTTAAACAAAAAGTAGGTGATTTAAATTTTGTTTATCATTCAAATACTTTAATTAATCAAAAAGGTTTTGAAGAATTTCAAAAGTTTATTATGAAAACATCTCTTAAAATTTTAGATCATATGGGTTATAATATGTCAGAAAGAAAATTATTTTTATCAGAATTTTGGGTTCAAGAATTTTCTAAAAAAGGAGGAGGGTCTCACGAAAAACATTTACATTACAATTGTCATATGTCTGGATTTTATTTTTTAAAATCAAGTGATAAAACTAGTTTTCCTATTTTTCACGACCCAAGGCACGGAAAAAATATGACACATTTTCTTGAAAAAAATATGGATGAAGTTACTTTTGCAAGTGAACAAATTCATTACAAACCAATTCCAGGTAATTTAATATTATTCCCATCCTATTTAGAACATTCTTTTTCAAAAGATTTTGGTGTTGAGCCATTTAGATTTATTCATTTTAACATACAGGTTTTACCATACAATGTTTAAAGAAAAGAAAAAATTTTTATCTAAGGAACAAATTAGATTTATTGAAGAAATAATATTAGGGAAAGAATTTCCTTTTTATTTTATTAATAAAACAGTATCCGAAAAAGATCCATTACAAAATGATAGTTTTTTAGCACACGTTATTTTAAATAGAATAGAACAACAACATCTTTCAAAAGCCATTAATTCAAATTACTATGATCCTGTAGTTAATATTTTAACTAGTTTTTTAGATTCAGTAAAAGAAGAATATTCTTTCTTTACAAGAATAGCTATTAATTTAACTTATAATAATGGTTTTGAAAAAAGTAGTATTCATAGGGATCACGAGTATGAACACAAACAAATAATAATCTATTTAAATGATTGTGATAAAGATTCAAAAACAATTATTCTAAATGATAAAGAAGAAAGTATTAAAGAAATAACTCCAGAAAAATATAAAGGAGTATGTTTTGGTTCTAATCTGCATTATCATTTTTTTCCAAAAAAAGGAAATAGAATAATTTTAGTTGCAACTTATATATAAAACTATGAAAGACTATGAATTTTTAAGTCATAAAATTGATTTAAATTTTTTTGAAGATTGTATAAAAGAAATTAAAAACCCTTGCGGAGTATCAATAGAAATAGGTGTATTAAGAGGTGGATCATCAAAGCTAATAATGGAAACATATAAAAAAATACATCCTTCTCTTTTGCATTTTCATATCGGTGTTGATAATTTTACATATCCTTATCAAAATAAGGATAGGATGCATTTACAGGAAGCAATAGTAAAAAATAATGATACAAATTTTATTTTTTGTTTTTTATCAGTAAAAGATTATATGAAAGTATTTTTTGATGGGTATCCTTTATATGAAAAAAATAAAAAAATAAATACATTTTTTTATGACATAGTGCATTTAGATGGAACAAAAACTATGGATGACAAATTTAAAGAAATAAGTTTTTTTTCGGAAAGAATAAATAAAGATGGGTTTATTATTATAGATGATATTAATGTTTTAAATATGAAAAATATAGCCGATTATATGGCTTATTTAAATTTTAAAAAATATAAAATAGGAAATATGAAAGTAGCTTATCAATGTCAGAAGTAATAGTTAAAGATATTTTTTCTACCCGTTTTGCTTTATTTAAAAACATAGAATTAAATCATAACAAAATTTTAAATGAATTAAAAAAACTTAAATTTGAAGAATTTAAAAAATTAAGTTATGCAACCACTTCTATAAAACTTTTTAAAGATATGAAATATGGATCTTCTTTAAAAGAAATAACTGATAAATATATAAAAATTGCTATAGAAGATTATTATGAATTTAAAATAAAACATAATACAGTAAATTGTTGGGGAACAAAAATACTTCCTGGTGGAGATTCTAAAATTCATAATCACATACATTTTTGGTTAAGTTTTTGTTACTATCCACACGGAGAAAAAAAAGATAATTTTATAATACGTTTTTTTACTCCTCATGAGGGGGGTTTTGATATTCCTGAAAAAAGATGGAATGAAGCTAACTCTAGAACTTGGGATGTACCAGTTGAAAAAGGAGATTTAATTATTTTTAATAGTAGTTTAAGACATCAAATTTTACAAAATACATCTAATGTAGATAGATATTCTATAGCAGGTAACATATTACCTGTAGGAAAAATTGGTAAAAAAGATAGTACTGTCTATTTAGAGGGTAAATAATATGACTAAATTCACATTTGCTACATCAAAAGAAAAATTTGATCATCATATTGAATTATCAATAAGAGGTTATATTAACCTTTGGAGTGATGTTTTGTCATTATCAAAATATTTTGTAGAAGATTATACAGAAGTTGTTGATCTAGGTTGTTCAACAGGTAAACTATTGAAAGCTATGATTAAACAAAATAAAGAACATATACCACAAGTAAAATACACAGGAATAGAGATTGAAGAAGAATTTTTTAAAGACTATGAAAAGGATTTAAATGAATACGATCAATTAAATTATTTTAAAGGCGATCTTAGAAAATATGATTTTAAAAATTGTAGTTTAGTAACATCAATTTTTACTTTACAATTTATGAAACCTAAAGATAGAGAAAAAGTTATTAATAAAATTTATAGTGGTTTAAACAAAAATGGTGCTTTTATTTTTTCAGAAAAGATTTTTATTTCTAATCCTAAAATACAAGATATGATGACTTTTATGTTTTATGATTATAAAAGAAAAAAATTTTCTGATAAAGAAATATTAGATAAAGAAATACAGTTAAGACATATGATGAAACCAAATATTAAAGTAGAGTTATATGATATGTTAAAAAAAGCTGGATTTGAAGTACATACATTTTGGCAAAATTTTAATTTTATTGGTGCCATTGCATTAAAGGATAAATAATGAGTTTTAAAAAAGATAAATATTTAATAGTAAAAAAAGCTTTGTCAAAAGAATTGACTGATTTTATATATAAATATTTTTTATTAAAAAGAGAAGTAGCAAAAACTTTTTTTGAAACAAGATTTATATCTCCTTGCACAGAAGAGTTTGGTATTTGGACAGATCAACAAGTTCCTAACACTTATTCACACTATGCTGATATTTGTATGGAAACATTATTAGTAAAACTTTTACCTTTAACACAAATAGCCACAGAATTAGAATTAACTCCTAATTATTCTTATGCAAGAATATATAAAAAAGGAGATATTTTACATAAACATAAAGATAGATTTTCTTGTGAAATATCCACTACACTTAATTTAGGTGGTGATTCTTGGCCAATTTTTATTAAAGATATGAAAAATAAAACAATTAAAATTAATTTAAAACCTGGAGATTTATTAATATATAGAGGCGAAGAATTAGAACATTGGAGAGAACCTCTAGAAGGTGAACACTGTTCTCAAGTTTTTTTACATTATAATGATAAAAAAACAGTTAATTCAGACAAAAATATATTTGATACTAGACCTCATTTAGGCTTGCCTGCGTATTTTAAAAATGAAAAATAAAATAAATTTTTATACTACTATAAAAGGCGTAGATAATATTTATCCAATTATACCTATAAAAAAATACATACCAGAATGGTTAAAAAAATCTAAATCAACTTTTAATAAACATTCTCACGTTTTAAAATGCCCTGGTATAAAAGACTCTTTAAAATATGGTTGGTTGATAAGACTTTGGCAAGATATAAAATTAGACATAGATGAAAACGGCAAATATAATTGGAGTTCGCCTTCAGATATGGCAAAACTTTCAAATAATTTAAATGAATCTCAATTTGCTTTTCACGATGAAAATGCTTTTTATAACCATACAGAAAAATGGCCTAAAGATTCTTTTACTAAAATAGTTAAGATAAACATTCCATATGTTGTTGAAGTACCAAAAGGATATTTATTATATCAAGTTCATCCATTTTATTTAGATGAAAATAGATTTACATCTTTACCAGGAGCATATAACCCTGCATATGGTATGGCAAGATTACAAGTTCCTATGATAGCTCATATATCTAAAGGTTCTCTTTTATTAGAAGCTGGAACAATTGTAGCTCAATTATTTTTAGTAAAAGAAGAAGAATTTGAATATGAAATTTTACATTTAGAAGACGATAAAGATGCCTTGAAATTTTTTAAAACTTCATTATTATCATTAAGAAACAAGTTTATTAGAAACTATTCAAAAATAAAGGAGATATTTAATAAAAATGACATATAGTTTAGAACAAAGAATAAAACAATTAGAAGAAGATCTTTCAATGGAAAAACAAGTCAAACAATCAGAGGTTCAATTAAATGCAACATTAAAAGAACATAATGAAAAATTAAAATTACACATTGATACATTAGTTGATATTAATGAACAATATGCTGATAAAATAGCAACACTAAGAAATAAATTAAAGACGTATATAAATAGAGAATAATGTCATTAACATCGCCATATTGGTATTGGAATAAAGTTTTATCTTTAAAAGAAATTAAAAAAATAAATAAATTTATCATAAATAATTATGATGAATTAGAAGATGAATCTTTTAAAGCAACTGATATTAATAATAAAAGTAAAAAAAACACTAATACTTACATTATAGGATATCCTAAAGTAAAAAAATATATTCATAATTTAGTTGAAAATTGTTACATTATAAATAATAGGAACTATAATTATGATTTATGGCCGTATGATAAACAAGGCTGTCACTACAATATTTATAAAGGAAATGAAAAATCTAATTACGATTGGCATACTGATGCAAGTAGAGAACCCTATAGTGATATGAAGTTAACCGTTTTAATAAATCTTTCTGAAAAACCTTTTGAAGGTGGGGATTTATTTTTACAAGAAAATAATACTATTGAAGTAAAAGAATTAAAGGAAATTGGATCAATGATTATGTTTAAATCACATATTAGACATATGGTATCTCCCGTTACTAATGGAGAACGAAAAAACTTAACATTGTTTTTAACAGGTCCAAACTTTAAATAATAAGTGATTATAAATAGATTTTCTAAATATCTAACCGCCATAGAATACCCAAAAGAAAAAACCTCTTGGAATATTGCAGGTATTATAAAAGACAAAAATGCTTTTTATAAATTTGATGTAAGAGATATGTTTAAACTCCCTGACGGAACACCAGCCCAAAAAGGGAGAACAGATAGTAAAGCAGATAAAATGGTTTTAGAAATGAAAGATAAATGGGTAATTATAGATTTAGAAGAACTTCATCAATACATAACGAAAAATAAACTAAAGAAAGTCTACGTAAATGATTTGATATCTAAGCTAGAATGGACTATATTTTTGGCAAAAAATTAGATATAGTGGTTTATTATGTTACAAAAATTGAATTTTAAACCAGGTTTTAATAAACAAGCTACAGCATCAGGAGCAGAAGCACAATGGATAGATGGAGATTTTGTCCGTTTTAGATATGGTCTTCCTGAAAAAATAGGTGGTTGGAGACAACTAACTATTGCTAATAAAACATTACCTGGTGTTGCTAGAGCCCAGCATACATGGGTTTCCATTAGTGGTGAAAAGTATGCAGCTATTGGAACTCACAAAGGATTATTTTTATTCTATGGAGATGCCTTCTATGATATTACTCCATTAGAAGCAGCTATTACATCTTGTACATTTTCATCTACAACAGGTTCAGCAACTTTAACTGTTAATAAAACATCACACGGATTAGAAGTTGGAGACTACTTTACATTTAGTTCTACATCATTACCTAGCGGTGGAGAGACAGGATATACAACAACAGATTTTAATGACATTGCTTATGAAGTAATTACAGTTCCAAATGCAAATTCATTTACAGTTACTATGGCATCAAATGAAACAGGTTCAGGAATGTCGGCTCAAGGATCAGTATCTGTTAATCCATAT